TTTATGAAGAGTTCGCCGGAAAGGAGAAAAAGAAAGTGGCTATCACAAGATCATCGTTCATAGAGGGCATAGCCGAGACCGCGAAGTTCGGCTTCGACAGGAGACTGGTGTGGGGCGATTCACATTCTATCCCGCCGTGCGAAGATGGGAAGGGGTCGTGTGACCGACTTCATTCGAGGACCCTTTGGAAGAAGTTCGGAGTGACCTGGCAGAAACCGGGCGGATGGAACAGCGCCGAGCTGGCGCAGAATCTCCCGGGGCTGGGCTTCACGAAAATCGCTGACAAGTCAAAGATCGTCCCCGGCACGGTCATCATGGTCGGAAAGTGGGTCGATGGCAAGTGGGATCCGACATACCACTCGTTCACGGTCGTCAAGTACGATCCGGCGACAGATCTGTGTGATAAGTATGACTGGGGCGACACATGGAGAATCCAGGCTCCTCAGCCGTTCCGCGGTGTTAAGCTCTGCGAATGGCCTGACCGGAAGTTCACGATGGGTTTTGTTCCTCCAGCAGATCCGGCTCCGGCACCGAAGAAAACGTCGAAGGAATGCATCAAAGAAGGCCAGAGAAAGCTCAATGAGCACTTTGGATCAAAGCTCAAGGTCGACGGCGATCACCGGAAGCTGACACAGACAGAGCTTATCAAGGCCTTCCAGAAGGCCTTGAACTTCGATTATTACGGAGACGGGCCGATGCCGGTCAACGGCAGGCTGACAGAGCTCACCAGGGCGGGACTTGGTGATCACTACGTGGAGCTGGACGAGGAGCAGCAGCTCGTCACGTTCGTTGAGATTGCCGAGCTCCTCAACGGCAAGGATGCCGGCGGGGTCGAGTTCCCGAAGGGCCATTACGGAACGAATCTCGAGGCCTGTACAGGTAAGAAGAGGATGACAGCGGATGACATCTGGAGGCTCTTCCGGCCGGAGCTGCTTAAGGACTAAAAGACATGATTAAAGCGGGGCGAGAGCCCCGCTTTTTTTATTGCCCAATTCTGAACCTTTCTACAGAGAACTTAAGCATTTGCTTTGTGTTGTAACGGCCGTAAACACTGGCAATCGACGCGTTATAAGCAGAAGGATCAAAAGACTTTTGGGACCGCTCCAGGATCGCACCGATGAGGCTTTTTGAAAATCGGTTCCCGAGACCGACAAGGCGGAGGACCTTCACGGTCCCGTCACTGGTATCGGCTAGGACAACAGTCAGGCTGAGTCCCTCTGTGTTCCCTTGAGGCAACTCGAGCTTTGTAAGATCCCGCGAAAGGTGCGGATTGTACGGGACATCCATCCAATCCTGATCGCCAAACTTAAACAGGAGATAAATCTCGCCGCCGAGGATTACATAGCGGATCTCTAAGGGAGAGTCCGCGCTGAAGCCCTTTACTTCGGCCGGCGTCGGCGAGTTGTAGTAGATGTACAGGACAGCCCCTGCATCTGAAATATCAAAGACGCAGCCATCTTCGCGCCCCTGGACGCCCTCGAGGGGCTTGCCTACTTCGATTTTTGTGTAATCCATTTCTCATCCTCCTTTACTTAATGAATCTCTTTAAAAAGTTCTCGACGGTGTCAGCTCCGTCGTCTTCCTCGATGTAAAACTCGGGATCGGATGCTTTAATCCGGCCGATCGCGGCGACCATCTCGGCGGGGGTCCGGCAGCCGAACACCCGGAAGTGGTAGTCCGCAGACTCGGTGAAGGCCTCGTTAATGTCGCCCTGGATCAAGGTGTAGGACCACCCGTCTGATCTTTCGTCGGCCCGATCGGAGAGCCACGCGGTGAGGCTCTTTCCGGCGGCCTTAGCCTGGAGCTCCCAGCGGGCTTTTTTACCTTTTGAGACCTTGAGCTCGATTCTTGCATAGTTTTCTTTGTTATAGGCAGCTATGTAAGCGCCTTGATTAAAATTCTTAGCCATTTTCTAACTTTCCTTTCACATGAGGGTTAATACTGCAATTTCTTTTTCCCCCTTTAGTTGTCCATGGCCTTCCGCATCATCTCGCGATGAGCCTGGTAAGCTTTTTCAACCTCAGCTCGGCGAGTTTCCTTCTCTTTAGCTGCCTTGCGTTCCTCTCCGTAGATTGCCTCCTCCACGTCCTTCGGGAGAGCGACAAGGATTCGATCCTTGCCCTGGCGGCCCACCAGCACGCAGGACATCCCGCGCTCGTAGCAGAGCTCTTTAAGCGCCGTGGCTTTGCCGTTGACGCGGCATTCAGAGACGCTGCGATGCCACTCGTCACACTTAACGTCGAAGATGTGACCGTCGGCATTTATTTCCTTTGTTGTGATGTGCTTAACATCTACGGTCAGCTCCACATTTGCTCCTCTGGCTGTCGTCCATTTGTAAGTTGTCATTGTTTCCTCCTCCTTGATGGGCTTATTTATTTTAGCGCCCGCCCCGTTTCCGGGGCGGTGTGTGCTGGATCTTACAGGGCTTTCTCGATGAACTCGACCGCGGCCTTGATAGTACGGAAGCAGTGGAACTCGCGAAACCCTCGGCCTTCTCTGACGTTCACGTAATACTGACCTTTCGCACCCTTCATTCTTGTGATCGCGTATCCTTTAACCACCTTAACTGTTTCGTACATTTGTTTTTCTCCTTTTGTTTGTATCTCTCTTTGTTGATATAATCTTAACACATATTCCGTAATATGTCAAGTAGAATATTACGGAATATGTATAAATTTTTTCGAGGGGCAAAAATGGGGCTTTTGCTTGCTTGCCAGGCTCCAAAAAAGAGCGAAAATGACATAAAAACCCTTGAAAAGATGATGAAATGCGCGATATTGCGACAAAACAAGCGATAAGCAGGCCGTCCATCGGCTTCGGAGAAAAACCCCGGATTGTGAAAACCTCACAAAATCCGGGGCTTTTTTCGTTTTGGCCAACGTGCTTTTTATGTGCGACCTGCACAAAATTTCAGGTGGGCCGCAAAGGCGAGGGGCGCCGAGGGGGCTTTTGATTTAAAGGACGCTCACCGCGCGGACGATGTCGTTGTCCCGCTCCTTCAATTTTTCGGTGATGTGGAAATAAATTTTTCTCGTGACGCCTGAGTCCTCATGCCCCAGCCGCCTCGATATGGTCTCCAACGGGACACCAGCTCCGGCGAAGAGGCTCGTCATCGTATGCCGGCACGCCTGGGGCGTGAGGCGCCTGCCGATCGCCGCCTGGGTCTTATCGCCCAGGTATTTCCGGAAGGCGTCGTAATGCAGATAGCCGCCGGAGCAGCTGGGGAGGAAGAGATCCGAGTGATACCCGAACCTAAGCTTCTCCATACGGACGAGCTGCCTGATCTCCTTGATGCAGGCGGCCAGCTCCGGCTGGATGAAGACATCGCGGTTCGAAGCGTCCGTCTTCGGTGTCGGGATGAGCCCGACCTCGTTGTTGTAGGTCTTCGTGACGGTGATGTACTCGCTGCCGACATCCGCCTCCGTCAGGGCAGCAGCCTCGCCGATCCGGAGCCCGGAGAGGCACAGGAAGCGGGTGAGCAGCGCCCACTTAGGCTGCGAGGCCATGGCATCCAGCACGGCGGCCAGCTCCTGCGGCTCCATGTATTTCTCGAGGAGCTTCTCCTTGCGCGTCTGATCAGGCCGCGGGGAGAGCTTGGCCAAGAAGCCGATGTCAGCGATATAGTCGTTGGTGTAGGCCCACCGGAGCATCGCCTTAAGGCGCGTCAAGCGCTCATTGATCCGGGAGTTGCTCTCGCCGGTCTCGGCAAACCTCTGATTGATATATCCGGCGGTGATGCGGTTCACCGGAGTCGAGCTCCCGAGGATCCGCTCGAGTGCTTTCATCTGCCGGCGGTTTCTCACGGTCGTCGAGTCCTTCAGCTCCTGGATCTGGGCCGCGTTGTAGAGCTTGATCACCTGGCCAAGTGTGAGCTGGGCCGGAGCGAAGGCTGCCGGAGCCTTGGCGGCCAGAAGATCCTTAGCTTTCTTTCTGGAGACGGTCGTGTTTTTATCCAGGGTGACGGAGACCTTCTTGACCTGGCCGGTCACCGGATCCGCGAAGCGTTCGCAGAACTTATATCTGAGGGCTCCGCTTTTGGTAGTGATTTCCTCGATCCACATAAAATACCTCCTTTCTTTTCGAGAGAAGAGGTGCTATAATACATATGTTCGACAAGAGTTTGCACCTCTTGGAGCGGCCTCCGGCGGAGCGGTTCCCGCCGGGGGCTTCTTTTTTATGTCACAAATACAACAAAACCGTTAGTAAATATTAAGAAATACAAAGAAACTGCAACTGTTCGGACTTTCCGAACATCTCAGTCCCAACTCTCCCGGGACTCTCCCAGGACTCTCCCAGGATATGCGATCGCAAAGAAAATCTTTATGTTCGCGCATCTTTTTCGTGAGATCACGAAAATGGCCCGACCATGTCCGTTTAACACGTATTTTAACGCGTTTAATGCGTTAAATAGGTATGCACGAGTTAAAACTGAATTCATGATGCGTTGGCAAAGTCCAGAAAGACGACAATCTTCTCGCGGCTCTCAGGCCACCACCTGATTACGGTGAGATCGTAGAGATCTTCGCAGTCTATGCTCGACCGGGTGAAAAGATATTCGGCCTCGCCTCCGTAGACCTCGACCTCGATCGGGACGGTCAGCGTCGCGACAAGCTCCCGCACGCTCATAAGTTCCTCCTTATCTCCCCGACATTTCTGCCGGGAACATGGTCACCGATGAACCGGACGACAGCGAGGGAAGGCACGAAGAAAATGACATAATCACCAAACTGAACCGAACGGCCGTACTTGGCGCGGTATCGGTCAAGAGCTTCACGAAGAAATGATTCAGTGACGCCTAATTCCTCCGACATTTCGAAGATATTAGTACAGTTCCTTTTATATGCTTGAATGATTCCGTCAAGCCCAACAAGACGATCATAAGCCCATTGCCGCGCTATAAGTTCCTGATGACGGCATGCCGGCTCAGTAGTGCTTAGAATGCAGCCGCAAGAAGTATAGTGATGGCCTAATTCCTCCGCCATGACGGAGGCTTTTTCTGCTGATGTTTTAAGCGCTGTACTGATCGCAATATTCCCATCAATGTAAAGCCCTTTTAAACGGTCAGACCGGAAAGCAATCCGGTCAACCGATACGCCGATGTTTTCGGCCTCTTGTTCTAAAGATTCAAATTCTGTCATTTCCGTTTAGATCTCACGTATTCCGAATAATCAATGATTTCTTGAATTTCCTCAGGTGTAAAGCTAAGTCCTTCAAAATGCGCCGCGAGAGTGCTAGAAGGTTTACGCATTGGCGGTTCATCGTCGAAGTCATTTAATGTAAGGCCCAGAACTCTGGCGATTGCCTTCAGCGTTTCGAGCTTAGGATCTCTAGTGGCACCGCTTAAAATTTTGTTAAGTGTTCCTAGAGGGACGCCGGAACGCTTCGAAAGTTCCTCAGTCGTAATTCCCAGCTTCTTCTTGTATTCAACTATTTTATCCAATCCCATATTATCACCTCCTTTCAGAAAAATATTACCGCTGATTACTAAAACAGTCAACAAAAATTTACCGTTAGTGGAAAAATAATCATTGACAATTACCGTCAACGGATATATTATATGGGCATAGCTACCCGTTAACGGTTAGCAAATCAAGAAAAGAAAGGAAGGTGGTAAATAAATGTATAGCTTCCTCAGGGGCGAAATGTACAAAGCGCATATTACAGTTTCGGCGCTTGCGAGACAGATCGGAGTCACAGAAAAGACATTGAGAAACAAAATCAGCGGCGAAACAGATTTTACATGGCCGGAAGCGTTGGCGGTTCGGAACATTGTCAATCCTGAAATTGGAATGGAAGAACTTTTCAAGAAGGACAATGAACCGGTGGCATGATGGAGCTGCTGACATTAAAAGAAAAAGTTCTGGAGCTGTTCGGAACCGACATTGAAGGAATGGGAGCATCGCTGAAAGCCGCCTGCATGAGTCAGGACGAAAGAACATTCGACAGGTTCTGTGAACTGGTCGAAGGAGATCTGACGGAAGACTGGATGCAGAAGATCTACCAATATTATCTTGCGGATCGCAAAGAGAAGATGCAGGACTACACACCGAAGTGCCTCGCGCAGTTCCTCGCGATGCTCGCAGGGGATGCGGAAGAAATCGTGGATCTGTGCGCGGGATCCGGTGCCCTCATAATCCAGCGATGGAACCGGAACAGGGACCAGAAGTTCAGGGTATATGAACTGGACGAAAATGTGATCCCGTTCCTCATTTTTAATCTGGCCGTGCGAAATATTGAAGCACTGGTAAATGTCGGGGATGTCCTCCAGGGCGAAATCACAGAAGTATACGCGATAAGGAAGGGAATCAAATATGGGAGTGTCACTCGTATCAAACCCGCCGTATAACATGCCATGGACGCCGCCGGCGCTGGCCGGATTCATGCCGCAGTATACGGGGTATACGATCCCGCCGAAAAGCAACGCGAATTTTGCATTCATCCTGTCAGCGCTGAACATGGTTGACCGGCGCGCCGCCTTTCTCCTTCCGAATGGCTGCCTTTCCTCGAACACGAAAGAGGAGAAGGAAATCCGGTGCCAGCTGATAGACGAGAACCTGATAGCAGCGGTTATCAATCTGCCGGACTCGATGTTCGAGTCGACGGGAATACCGACTTGCATAGTCCTCTTTGATAAGAAGAAGGAAACTCTGAAAATCGAAATGGTCGATATGAAGGAAACCTTCGAAACGGAAGTCAGGGACCAGCGCGGTCAGTTCGGAGGGGAAAGCCACACGGGCCGAACCTATCACAAGACGGTCAAGGTGATCACGGCAGAGGGTATGCAGAGGGCAGCGGAAGCCATAGAGCACTTAAGGGATGAACCGGGATTCTGCCGGGCGGTGCAGCCGCAGGATATCATTTTTAATGACTGTATCCTGACACCGGGCAGATACATCGAACAGGAAGAGGTCGAACCGGTTCACCGTTCGTTCGAGGATATCGCGAATGACTACAACAGGGTGATCGCCCAAAAGAATGCGATCAAGATCCGCATGAACCGCACAGCGGCGAAGCGGTTAGGGTTTGACTGCATGGACAGAGAGGAGCCGGATCTGTCGGCATCGTTCGCGGTGGTAGGGCAGAAGGCAGAGAAGGAAGATTTCATTTCCTTCGGAGCGGATGACGGGATAAGGATCACGGTCAGCACGAAGGAAACAATTCATCCGCTCATCATTGAATTCCTGGGGCACTGGAAACAGATGATTATGTACCTGAACAATGAAGAGAACAGATATCTCGCAGAATTCAGAGATGCGCTTCTTCCGGAGCTCATGAGCGGGAAGATTGAAGTGTAAAAACCGGGCGCTGCCCGATGTACTACAAGGAGGGACATATGAACACTAAGACAGCTGACAGGATCTGCACGTTCTTGGGAGTACTGGGAAGCATTTTCTTCATGATGCTCCTGTTCTTCGGTTGCGCCCTTGACAGCGAGCAGGGATGGGAGATTGCGCTCCTGATCGTGATATTCAGTGCGGTCGGATGCTACGGCTGCGTAAGGTTGGCCGAATTCGTCCACGATATAAGCGAGTAGGAGGATGGCGCAATGAATAGAGACATCAACGCTACGCTCTATGCCCTTGTTCCGGTTCTTCGAATAAACGGAGAGAGAGTCAAGAACATAGAGGCCGTGCAAGACTGGTACACGGTTGGCGGCCGCGAGCACATGAAGGAAGTGGCCGAGATCACATATGACAGCGGCTATCGCAAATACGCAGACATTGACTGCGACAGCAACCTGACAGCTGTCTATGATACGCTGGCCGTCATTCAGGGACTCAAGGCGCCGAGCAATGCCATACAGCGGATCGTAAGGGGATGCTATGAAGCTGCAGATCCGATAGAGCGTCAGCATCCGGCAAGAGAAAACGCAGCCGCCAGTCCTGTGTCCGTTACGGATATGGACGCCCCGGACAAGAAAACCACGGACATGACAAGCAGCCACAGTGAGAGAGACATCCTTGAGGGGTGCATAGACTTGTTGGATGACATGGTCTGTAAATTCCGGGAGTACCTGGACTTCATAGACTTCGAGCCGGAGTCGGAAGAGGAGAAGGCGCCGTTTGTGATGAGCTACTTCCATATCGTAAGCCGGCTGTTCCTCTGGAAAACGGACCACGCCGGCGGCACTTCGACCCGGATGAAATGCAGGGAGCTCGGAATTGACGATGCCTCCGAAAGCGTGCTGTTTCATATCTGCGAGGACAAAAATGACGCCTGACGCCTGACGATACAGCATGACAAGTATGTTTTATAAAGGAGCCGCAATGATTCGACAGTTTATGAAAGTATCAGAAATCGCCAAGGAGACGGGCTTCAGTGATGCCTATATCCGCAAGGCGGTCAATGAGATGCGCGGGTGCCCGCGCTACGTGCCGAGTGACTTTTTCGGCGCATCGAGCGCCCAGGCGGTCCGGCTTGTCGCAGTCCAGGACTATCTCAGTCACCGTGACGCGATCCTGGCCGGGATCCAGATCCCGGAGCTGGACCGCGAGGCGAGAGAGCAGGAGCTGGGGATCGGGCCGTTTGCGGTCCACCAGATGGTTGATATCACGGATGCCGACCTTGAGCGCCTGGTCGCCAAGATCGTCCGGACGATCGGCCGAGGGATCGCCGGAGCAGCAATCAGTTAATGACCGGCATCGCCGGAAAAAATAAAAGAGAGGTGCAAAAATTATGGAAATCGAAATCGACAGCGTAAAGGCCAAGACAAGGACACCCAGCTTCGAAGAACTCAGCAAGAAAGCAAAGGTTACCAAGGAGCCCCCATTTTACAAATCCGTCGGCGAGGCGCTTATGGCTATGCAGACAGAAGGCATAACCACGGACGAAGAGGCGGCCAGAGCCCTCGAAGGGCCGGAGGCTGCCCTCCGGGAGGCGTGCCAGTACTACACGAACCTCCTGATCCCGCCGGATGTCCAGAAGCCCATCCAGGAGCTCCCGATCATCGCGGTGGCGGCAAACGTCACCTATAGGACTCTCAAAAAGAGTATCCTCGCGGGCCAGTTCGGAGCCGGAGCTGACGGATTTTTCCGGGCGCTCGAAGCCCTGTCCGTCAAGATCAGCGGCATGTCAGTCTCGTCGAAGGACGGAAAAACCGCCGGGAAGGTCAACTGCCGCCTGGAGGATGACGAGAAGCTCACGGCTCTCTGGGAGGCCCTCAGAGGAGGGGACGGCATAAAGAAGATCGAGCTCGAAGCAATTAAAAGGGACAACGACAGGCTCTACAAGGCAATCGAGGCCATCACTGGTGGCCGGTTCGGAGATAAGTACGTCACCCGGATGGCGATCATCAAGGGGATCGCCGATGGTGACCAGAAGGCAGCCGAGCTCATTCAGGCACTTGAAGACAGCGAGGATTCGTGGATCAAGCGTCTCGGCATTAACGATATGTCTTTCCCGAAAGGGTCCGGCTTCGTCCTGCTGCTTGCACTGAGACGGTTCGTCCGGCAGCTCGAGAGCAAGTATCTCAACGATCCTGTCTTCCGGCTCCTTGAGATGGTGGATGTGATCACAAACGAGGATGAGATCGTCATCGCCAAAGACAAGAGCGAAGATTGTGGGGGGGGCAATGATGAAAGAGGTAATTAAGGTTAAACACGAGGACGACCTCGCGACCGCCGAGGCTCCGGCGTTCTGCGTGATCGGCGTGGCCCATGGCCACAGGAGAGGCAGGCGGATCACGACCTACAGCCTGATCACCAACCATGAGCTGACCGTACTTCTCACCAACCCGGCGGTCCGCACGACGCAGCAGGTCGTTGAGATTCGGGCAAACATCCTGCATCTCCTTATGGGTGCCTCGGAGCCGGGCTCATACCGGACACTCACCTTCGCCCCCGGATTCGCGGACATATGGTTCGCGGTAAACGAGCGGTAAGGAGGCCCGCATGAAAAAGGAGACGCGGCTCTGCCCGTCGTGCGGGTCCTTTTATACGGACCCGCCGGCGGTCAGCCGAAAACACCCGGGCGTCAATATTTGCCCGGAGTGCGGCATTAAAGAAGCCCTTGAGGCTGCAAGCATGGAACATCTTTTCGGCGAGACGATCGAGGTGTTCCGGGCCGCCAGGGCAGCGGCGATCGGAGGGAAATAAAATGAAGCAGGCCTATGTCGTAGATTATGCCGTAAAAAAACCCGACGGGACTGTCGCCCTGTCCGCCATGACCTATGCAGCGGTTGACATTTTCGCCGCCGGCGAGAAGGCGAAGGACATGGTCGAAGACTACAAGGAGAAATTTCCAGATCACGAGGTGCGGGTCTGGGACATCGGACTCGTGGCGGACTGCGAGCCGGAGGAACTGTTCGAGGAAGACTGAACATGGCTAAATACATTAACCTGGACGAGGCAGTCCAGATCGTTGACACGACGAACTTTGAGGTCTGCATTGGTGAGGTCTACGACGAGGAGTCCGCCCAGCAGGCTGCGACGGAAATTTATAACGCGATCGCCGCGGACATCAACTCCCGCCTCCGGATGCTGGATGCGGTTGAGATCGAGAGGGCGGAAGCATGACGGCCCAGGACGCGGCCGCCTGGTTCGATGAGCGTCTCTCGGATCCGGCCGAGGCTCCGGTGGGAACGCCGACGGCAGCGGCCTACAGCCTGGCCCGGGAAGCGCTCCGACGCTGTGAGGAACTGCTTGACATCGAATCCGATTATGCAGCCGTCGCAAAAAAAAGCGCGGAGCTGCAAGCGAGATTCGAAGCAGCGAGATCCCCGGAGCTGGACAGTAACCTGGCGCTATGCTGCCCGAACTGCCGGTCCTACGTCAAGAGGACGTACTATTTCTGCCCGAACTGCGGGCAGCGGCTCAGGAAAGAAACTTACAAAATCAGGAATTAAGCGGGCGGTCACCGCCCAGCATAGGGACGCGCACGCCGGGTGCGGGAAATAAGCATAGATTTTCTGTAGCCATCTATCTAATCCTCTCTGTCCTGCCGGTTCGACTCCGGGCGTTCCTCTCAATGGCCATTGTGCGCATCTATCAATATTTTTATTTATGCCCGGAGAAAGGCGGGCAGAGCAATCCCACCATTAAAAAAACAATCATTTGGGCTTTACCCAGCCCATCCGCAACAATTAATACACAAATAATCCCCGCGCGGATCCGGACGCGCGTGACGGCTAACGGCCGGTGAGGCGTGGGGATTCTTAAGAAAAGAGGTGCAAAATGTCGAAAAAAATGCTGCGTGCCAGTATCGAGATCTGGAAACTGCAGCCCCATCCTAAAAATGTGCGCCGTGATATCGGCGACATAACAGAACTTACGGACTCGATAAGAGCCCAGGGCATCATGCAGAATCTGCTGGTCGTCCCGGTTCCGGGTCACGAAGAAGATCTCGACCTCTTCTGGGTCGTGATTGGGAACCGGCGTTTAGCAGCGGCCGAAGCGGCTAATAAGCCGCTGCTTCCCTGCACGATTGCACTGGGGCTCACGGAGCAGGAGCAGATCGAGCTCATGCTCGTGGAGAACCTCCAGCGGCGCGATTTAACACCGGTCGAGGAGGCTCAGGCTTACGAGCAGCTGACGCTCGATTTCGGGCTCTCCGCGGAGCAGATCTCCGAGAAGACCGGCGTCTCCGCTTCGACGATCCGCAAGAGGCTTAAGATTGCGGAGCTTGACCAGAACGAAGTCAAGAGCAAGGATTTCCAGCTTTCTCTCGGCGATTATGCCGCCCTTGAAAAAATCAAGGACGTCGGCAAGCGCAACGCAGTCCTCGGGGCGGCCCAAAGCTCGGAGAACCTCCGCTATCTGGCCAGCCGCGAGGCCAGGGAGGAAGAAGAACGCAGGAACGTCAAAGAAATCTCCGCGAAGCTTGCCGAGAAGTACGGCGTCAGGATCGCGGAGGAGAAGGACAGCAGCTACTACCATATCGGCGGTTTCTTCGTACGCGACAGCGTGGATGAAGCGCTCAGGAAGTTCGAAAAATCGAAAATCGGCACCTGCGACGCGATCTGGGTGCTGATGAACGGCCCGACGGTCTTCGTCTACGGCCACCCGGCCAGTAAGGAAGAGGCCGAGGCCGTAAGCGTGAAGAACACGAGAGAAGAGAGAGACCGCGAGCGCACGGAGCGGCGGGAGCAGAAGCGGGATCGCGATCACCGGTTTGTTCTCAAAGCGTGCCGCGCAGCGGCTGACGATCGGCGGGAATATATCGCCGACGTCGTCAACGGTCGCTTCAAGCTCGCAGCCGGAGTGACCGAGCAGGACGCACAGCGGCGCCTCTGGGCGATCTTAAGGCGGATCGGGTCGGTTGATCTTGACGCGACAACACTGGCCGCCTACATGGCCCACGTGGAGCGCTACGGGATGGATGAGAGCCTGAAAGATCAGATAATCGAGGCTCCCGTGTGGGTTCAGATGTTGGCCGCCGCCGGCAAGGCGACAGGCGGGTCCGATTATCTTTGCCAATATGGCGGGGCCTACGACGAGGCCAAAGGCGAGACGCTGGCGATCCTTATGCGGTTCTTGGAGTCCATGGGCTACTCGATCAGAGATCAGGAGCAGGCGGCCGTTCTTGACGGAACACACGACTGTTGGGAGAGAGGAGAGTAAACATGACAGCAATACAGATGGAGATAGCGGATTACATTATCACGCCAGACCGGCAGGATCTTGACGCGGACAGCCTTTTCGTCGCGATCCGCGAATGGAAGCCGGGGATCCGGCAGATCATCGCCGAGGACTTCGAGGAAATCGGAGACAGACCGGGCATGTTTTATCTCAGGGTGAGGGATCGCCTGAAGGGGATCAACTATACATCCGGTAAAGGGCTCATCGTCCGGGAACGCCCCGGATGCGTTGAAATCAGACGGAACGGTCTCGAGGCCGTCCGGCTGTCCTGGCCGAAGATCGTGGCCGACATCGTCCGGATGATCAAGCGGAAGCGCTGGATCGGAAGGATCGAGGCAAAGGCTGAAAAGGCAGCGGCCGAGAAGCTGAAGGCCGAGGCTTGCCGGCCGGCGTGGAACTTAGGAGGGAGAGAAAATGAAGGTTGAGATCACAACACTGGAGATCGCGGAGCTCCTCAACACGATCCAGGGGAGGACCAAGGTCTCGCAGAATCCTCTCGGCATGTCTGCCGACGATCTGATCGAGAAGATCGCCGACAGGGTGATCCAGAGGATCCAGGAGACGCTCGAGGCCAACCAGGAAGAGCAGGAGGACGACCGTGATGACATTCCCGCGCTGATCAGCACGACAGTTAATGAGAGCTTCGCGAAACTCGAGGAAAATTTGGCCAAGCTCTCCGCACATATGGTCTCTCCTTCAGCAACGGACGCTGAGGCCGACCATCTTGCTGAGGCCGACAAAATGGTCGAGCCTCCGGAAGATGACCGGGCAGCGGATGAGACTCCGGATGTCGTCACGATCGGCGACGTCTACGAGACCAACCGAACATCGGATCCGGACTATCCGAACGAGATCGTCGGCAAGAAAGAAGAGCCGGCAGCTCCGGAGGAGGAACCTGCCAAAAAAGCGACATCGATGCCGGTCTGGGACGAGAGCGCGGGTGTCTACGTGGTCAACGGCAACGGGCACATCGGGCGGGACCTCTGGAACAAGGACGCCTATCGCGCCTGGTTCAACGACGAGATCCGGCGGCTCCGCAAGGACGGGAAGAGCCCGCAATATATCGCGGACCGCATCAAGGTCAGCGCCCAGACCGTCCGGGTCCGGATGTTGAACTATAAGATCGACTGACCTCATTTTCAAAAATGGGGGGGGTGGAAAACTCTTCCCTCATTTTTTCCATACCATATCATGCCGCGGCAGGCAGCCCTGGTGGGCTCATAACCCACAGGCGACGGGTTCGACTCCCGCGGGCGGCATTTCGGGCGATTGCTTATTCCGCCCATCTCAGCCGTGAAACTCTCACAAACGGATCGGCTATCACAAGGAGGCAAGCATATGGATAAAAGCAGGGATGCTCCGCCGGACAGGATCAGCTTCCGCGTCCACGCAGAGCCAAAGGGCAAGGGCCGCCCGCGGTTCTCGAGGGATCGATTCGGCCGCGTCCACACGAGGACGCCGGATGCGACGGTCGACTTCGAGGACCGCATCCGGGCCGCCTACCTTGAGCAGGGAGGAGCTGCCCGGCAGCGGCCGGCGATTCCGGCAGGCGTGCCGATCAGGATGCAGGTGGAGATTTTCTTCGCGCCGCCGAAGGGCACGACTAAGAAGAAGGCACTCGAAATGTGTGCCGGCAGGATCCGGCCGACCAAGAGGCCGGACATCGACAACGTGCTCAAGGCGGTCGCGGATGCGCTAAACGGGCTCGCCTATGTCGACGACGCCCAGATAGTAGAGATGACAGCCTCGAAGCGCTATGACGCGGTCGAGGGGATCCTGGTGGAGATCAGCCAGGTGTGAAAAAATAGAGAGGTGCAGATATGGCTCGACCACTTAAGGATGGGCTCGGCTACTTCCCTCTCGACACGGATATCTTCCAGGACAAGGACGTCCAGATGCTCATGATGCGCTATGGATCCGACGGGTTCGCCTTATATGTCTACATTTTGTGCGCGACATATAAGGACCGCGGCTATTATCTCCAGATCGATGATGACTGGGAGTGCATCGCCGCAAGAGACACCGGGATGAGCCTGGAAGCGGTCAAGCAGGTGGTCGCATACTTGCTCGGTCGGTCACTACTGGCAAAGCGGACGATTAACGGAGGTCCGACTTGTAAGTCCAGCACACTTGCCGGGTCGGTCGATACGGTCACAAGCGCCGGAATACAGAGACGCTATCAGCTTGCGGTCGCCGAACGAGCCCGCAAGAGGAACGTCGAAGTTGATGGCCGGATCTGGCTTCTCTCGGATGAGGAGACGGAACCGTTTATTCGAGTTACCGGTCGAGAGAGTTTTTCCGGGAATAACGAGGGTTTTTCCGGGAATAACGAGGGTTTTTCCGGGAAAAACGACATAAAGAAAAGAAAAGAAAATAAAAGAAAAGGAAAGGAAAATATCTATACGCCTTCGGCGTCGGATATCTGGATTGACCACCCCGATGTCAATGCAGCTTTCATCCGCTATATCCTTTTCAGGGCAGGCGGCGGATCCTTCCCACGACAGCAGGCGGAGGCCCTGCGGGATCAGATCCTCGCAATGAGCCAGGACCCGGCGAAACAAGTCAAGATCATCGACCAGTCGACGCGGGCCGGATGGAAGGAATTCTATCCGCTCGGCGAGAGACGCGGTTCCGGGTCAGGCTTCGGCAGCGGCCGTAAAAACAAACCAGATTTCCGCAACTTCGAGCAACGAACTTATGACTTCCGGGAGCTGGAGCGGCAGCTCTTATCCCAGCAGCTTGGAGGAGGTGGATCATGAGCAAGGTGCAGGATTTAGCCAGGGCGCGGGCCGACGGCCTCGACATGGCGCTGAGGATCGTCAAGGCCGCCCAGAAGGACGGCAAGGACCCCGCCGAGGCAATCGCAAAGGAGCTCCGCTTCCGCGGCTATTCGGGCGTTGCAGGCAATCTCACAGAGGCTGAATACAACCACGACACGCGGCAGATCAAGATGTATACAATCATGACGTTAAAGGCTGTCGCGATGATCGCGTGCTGGGAGGCCTTCGGCTTCGGCCAGTCGCGGCTCCAGAGGCTGGATGACCAGATGGAGACTTATGCCCAGGCGCTGATCAGAGAGGAGATCACGTGGACTGATATCCTTGAGCTGCTCGAGAGCAAGTTAAAGCGCAAGGTTAAGTGGATGGAGGAGTGATGGATATTCTGGGATTCAGGGCAGCACTCATCGAGGACGAGCGGTCACCGAACACCGTGCGGTCGTATCTTGCGGCCGCCAGAGAGTTTGAACGATTGTTCGGCGAGCCGACAAAAGAGACTATGATCGCATATAAGGCCTCGCTGATCAGCGCGAAAAGCCCGAAGACGGCAGCGGCCAGAATCACGGCCATGAATGCCTACTGTAAGATCTTCGGGCATCCGGAGAGATGCGTGAGGTCCGTGAAGATCTTCGCGCCGCCGACGGTCGAGAATGTGATATCGATCGCGGAGCTGGCCGCGCTGGAGGACGGACTCGTGCGCGACGGTAATATCCGCGGCTACTGGATGATCCGCTATCTGGCCGAGACCGGCGCCCGGGTTTCGGAGTTAGTCCGCATGGATAAGCGGACCATCCGCACCGGCGAGTGCACGATCTGGACGAAAGGCAAGGTCAGGACGATCCGGGTCTCCGACGTGCTCCGGCGATCGTCGGCCAGGTACTTTGAGGACGTCCCTGGGGATCTGCTCTTCCCGAACTATCGCGGTGACGGGATGACGGCCCGAGGGTGCGCTAAAGACATTGAACGCTGGTGCAGACGCTACGGCGTCCGGCCAGAGGCGGCTCATCCGCACGGGCTCCGCCACAGGTTCGCTCTGGACTTTCTGGCGCGATCAGGAAAAGACATCGCCCTCCTGCAGACACTGCTGGGCCACGAGAGCATCGAGACGACTTCGGTATATCTCAAGATGTCAGGGGAGGAGGTCCGCAGGGCCTTTGAGGAGGCTATGCAGCCGGCAGAGGAGCCCGTCTACGATCGTCACAAGTTCGGATCTATAAGCTAATGCTTGACTAGATGTTAGCTAATACTTGACTAGATACTAGCTAAAAATCAACTAAAATCGTTTGGCAAAATCGCCGACAAAACTGGTTCCGATAATCTGTATTATCGGAACCCCGAAGGGCGATTTTTGGCAGGGTTGCACAAAAAACGCGCTTCCGGAGAAGCCTTGAAAAATAAGGCATGTTCCCGACATTTTTGTCGGGAACACTCCGGAAGACTGATCGCCGGAGACGGCGGGTGATAAATTTATCAGGAGACAAAAATGTTTGGATTTGGTTTAGCAATTTTCGCCCTGGCGATGGCCGGAGTGGTCTGCGGAGTAGTCAGCATCCTGGATGCGTTCGGGGCGATCGACCTCGATGCTCCGGAGAGTAAACCCGAAGGAAAAAACCGCGAGCTCGACATGATAAGCCACGAGGAGTACAAACGCCGGTACAAGACGTATGACTACACGAAGAAGGGCAGCGAGAAATGAAAGAATATCCACAATGCTCCAGCTGTGCGTACAGGCGGTCGCGCATCCACTGTGAGTCCTGCCGGTTCCGGCCGGAGAAGGACAAGAGGCCGACGAACTGGGCGAAGAGCAAGACGGTGTTTGTCCGGGCCGGAGCTTCCGGCGGATATTACTGGGTAGCTCCGGACCACGCAGGCGAAGACTGAACCGTATATTCCATAGAACTGGTGTTCACATAAGGGAGAAGCAATGACAACAGAGGACCTTAAGGCTTATATCAATGCCAGGATGAAGATCGCCCAGCTCGAGCGATCGATCCGGAAGCTTACCGCAGAAATCGAAGAGATGGAAGAAAAAGTGCCGCTTGTCTCGGACGTGGTCGCCCACGGCCGGAGAGGCAAGAAGCCGATCAAGACGACAGTGATCACCGGCTTTCCGGATGCAGACTACCAGAGAAGAACGACAAAGCTGCTCTCGCTGCGGCTCGAGCTGGAGAAAATGCTTGGCGCGGTGAGCGACCAGAAGGCTGAGGTTGAGACCTTCGTCGCCTCGATCCCGTCGGCAGAGATCACCGAGATCGTCGAACTGAAATACATGGGAGAGCGAGAGCTCACCTGGCAAGAGGTGGCCGACGAGATGACCCGAAGAAAGTTCGGCGTCTACACACGGAGCAGCGTCCGGAAGATCTACCGGCGATATATGGATAAGCAGTAAAAGTTGTCCGCTTCTGGGCACCCCTTAAGTGATATGATGTAAGATGGAAAAGTCAGAGAAGCCCATGTTCAGGGCTTCTTTTCTTTTGCCTTGGAAAGATATGATATACAAACGGTGCGGCCGATGCAAGAGGCGGATCCCGTCCGGGAGCCCGTGTCCCTACTGTACGGCCAGAAGAAAAGAAGAATACAGACTCTACGACAAGCAGAGCAGAGACCAGGAAGCTAAGGCTTTCTACAACTCCTCAGACTGGGATAGTTGCAGGAGATATGTCCTCGAGCTGGATGACGGGCTGGATGTCTATGCTTACATGACAAGCGGCGCGCTGGTTCCAGCCGACACGGTGCATCACATCATACCGAGACGCGACGATCCGGCCAGAGCTCTGGATCCGGACAATCTCATGTCTATCTCAAGTGCCAGCCACGGTCAGATTGAGGCGATGTACAAGCGATCGAAGGCCACGGCAATACAGCAGATGCAGTTAATGATTAGTCAATATCGCTCGCAGAAAAGAAACTGACCCGGAGGGGCGGTCAAAAAAGTTCTATTGTCTGACAAAAGACCCCGCATGCAGATTTGTGCGTGCAAAATTCTAAAAACGAATTACTGAAAGGAGGCCCTGCGGATGGCCAGACCGAGGAAACCGCTCGCTACACAGCGGGGTCACCTGACAGTGGCCTTCCAGCAGCGGCGGGGAATGGAAAGTGAGATTGCCTGCTCCGGAGACAAGCTCCCGGAGAAGCCGCCGTCCTATCTGGACGCGGTCGCGAAGAAGGAGTGGAAGCGTATGGTCGCCGCGATCAACAAGATCGACTCCATCGGAGAGGTCGACCACGCTGCCTTCGAGGGATACTGCGCGAGCTACGCGAACTATGTCCACTCGACGCAGCGTCTCCGGGAGATCCGCGCGAAGATCAAAATGAACGACCTGGAAGACGCGATGGTCATCAAGGCTCTTCAGGAGGTCGAGATCGGGCTGATCACCGAACAGAAGACCGCCGGCAGTGAGGTCCGCGCTTTCATGGGAAAGTGTGGCTTTGACATCAACGGCCGTCTTAAATTCGCGGCCGAGAAGGTGGACAAGGCCGAGGATGAGCTGAGCGCGGTATTCGGAGTCATCTAATGACCATCCTCGAGACGATCACGAGGTATGCCGAGGAGTGCATCGCGGATCCGGTCCACAACTGCCAGAAACACCGGTGGGCCTGCGAGCGGCTCCTCCGAGATATCGACCGGATCGGTTCGGAAGGGTTCCCTTATATCTGGGACGAAGCCCGGGCCCAGAGCATCGTCACATGGTTCACCCTGTTAAGACACAGCAAGGGCGTGCTGGCCGGGCAGCCGATCCACCTGACAGACTGGCAGAAGTTCAGGATCTGCCAGATCTACGGATGGGTGCATAAGGACACCGGCAAGCGGCGGTTCAAGCGGTCCTTCGCTGAGGTCGGCCGTAAGAATGCGAAGTCCCAGGAGGAAGCGGGCATCGCCCTCTATGAGATCTCCGTCACGGCCACGAAGAACGGCGAAGTCGCCGAGGCATATACTGCGGGCACGAAGAAGGAGCAGTCGAAGATCGTATTCAAGGAGGCCAAGCTTGCGCTCAGGGGATCGCCTCTGCAGCTGAAGTTCAAATGCAAAGTCGACTCCATCGAGCACATCCTCACGGGCTCGACGATCAAGCCCCTGTCGAAGGATGACGGCAAGAACGGCGACGGCACGAACCCGGCCTTGATGGTCCTTGATGAGTACCACCAGCACAAGACCACCGAATACTACGATCTCTCTTACGGATCGCAGACCAAAGAACCGCTCCTCGTCATCATCACGACCGCGGGCGTGGACCTTAACTGTCCGTGCTTTACTCAGGAATACAGCTACTGCACGGCGATTCTGGATCCCGGCAATGATGCCGAGAACGACGAATACCTGATCGACATCTGCGAGATGGATCCGGAGGACTACAAAGACCCGGCGAACATCTCGGAAGACGCGATGCAGAAGGCGAACCCGATCCGGATGTCCTATCCGGAGGGCCGAGAGAAGATCCTCGCCGACTACAAGATCGCGAAGGAAGTCCCGGCCAAGATGACGGCGTGGCTGACCAAGGAGGCCGATGTCTGGGTCATGGCCCAGGAGAACGGCTACATGGACATGGCCAAATGGAAAGCCTGCGAGGTGAAGGAGCTGCCGGTCGACATTTCCGGCATGCCGGTCTACGTGGGCTGCGATATGTCGGCCAAGATCGATATGACATCGGTGAGCTTTGTGATCCCGTTCAGAGTTTTCCCGGAGAGCGGGGTCCCGGTAGTGAAGTACATCGTTTTCCACCACAGCTTCGTCCCGAACCGGGAGAAGCTGATCGAGCGCATGCGGGTCGACAAGATGCCGTATGACGCCTGGGAACGGCTCGGCTACATCACCGTCACGAACACCCAGGTCGTTGATCAGGACGCGGTGAAGACCTACTTCCTGAACTGGATCAAGGACCATAACGTGATAGAAGAGTGTCTTTGTTTCGATCCGGCCAACGCCGGGAAGCTCATGCTCGAGCTGTCAGAGGACGGACATATCGTCGAGGAGGTCTTCCAGAGCCACAAGCACCTCAACGAGGCGACGCAGGGCTTCCGGGAGCAGGTATACCTCGGAAATGTCATCTATCTGCCGGACCCGGTCCTCAACTACGCGATGGGGAACGCGGTGATCAGGCAGCGGGACGGCCTCATTAAGATTGATAAAGACGCCACAACGAAGCGAGTCGACCCGGTCGACTCGACCTTGTGCGCGTTTAAGCTTGCCTTATATCACGACTGGGGGGCGGCAGACTTCGGCCAGGATATAGAGGCATTTCTGGAGATGGATTTATGATGAGCATATCAGCTGAGTTCGCGGCGGAGCTGGCCGCGCTGAAAAACGATCAGGAAGTCGGCGAGCTCTACGGCGACGGAGCTGACCGTCTCCTCGAATGGCTCGGGATCGACCGGACGACCAAGAAGGACATTTCGGAGGTGACATATTTCACCTGCCTCAAGCTTCTCTCTGAAACGATGGGAAAGATCCCGCTTAAGTATTACAAGTCGACGGAGCAGGGAGATCGGAAG